GACGTGGATGTTCTTCCTGACGTATGTTTTGTGAGAGGGGACCCCGCCGCGTTTGTTCCGCGTCAGAAGGAACTTCATGCGGTAGAACACGTCGTCATTCAGAATGGGCTCGTGGTGGTTCTCGACGGTGATCCATTCGTCGGAGTCGCGCTTCTCGATGCCTTTGCCGTCTGAATGGACGTTGTAGACGTACTGGCCGATGTACCACGGGTTCGTCAGGATGGTGCGCACCGTGGTCGGCGTCCATTGGCCGCCCGTCTTTGTGACGATGCCGGCGTCGTTGAGGTACTTGGCGACATAGAGCAAGGACTGGTACTGCTCGTACAACTCGGCCATGCGACGGATGGCTTTGGCCTCCTCGGGGACGATGGAGAACGTCTTCGTTTCCTTTGACCACGAATAGCCGAAGGGGACGCGGCCACCGTTCCATTGACCGTCTGAGGCGCGGGAGAGCATGACGGCCGTGACGCGCTCGGCGGTGGTCTTGCGCTCCAGCTCGGCGAAGATCAGGATAATGCGCATCATGGCCTCACCGATGGCGGAGGAGGTGTCGAACTGTTCGTTCTTGGAGACGAAGGTGACACCGAGGGACTGCAGTTCATCGTGCATGGCGGCGAAGTCGATCAGATTGCGACTGATGCGGTCGATCTTCCAGACGACGAGGTGGGTAAACTCGCCGGTGCGGATGCGATCCATCATGGCCTGATATTCGGGGCGGTCGGTGTTCTTGGCTGAGTAGCCGGGGTCTTCAAACACGACGTAGTCGGTGATGCCCAGAACCAGCGTGACATAGGCAATCAGCTCGCGGCGCTGTACCTTGAGGGAGTCCTTATCGACCTGCCAGTGAGTAGAGACGCGAATATAGATGGCCGCCTTCTTCGCGGCCAGTTTCTCGGCGATGCGAGAAGCCATACGAAGTCCTCCTTTTTGGGATATTCCATAGGAACGTCCGACCAAAAATCCACGGACGTTCCGAGTATAACCGTAACCATACCGTAACCGTAACCTATACCGTAAACGTAACGTAACCGTTAGATATAGTTTTGGGGCACCGCTACCGCGATGCCCCGTATGTGTTTTTATTGCGAGACTGTTTTTGCGAAGCCTCTGGCCGCTGCTACAAGCCCCATCGTGCCATCCATCAGGGCGTCAATGCTGAGAGGCAAGACGCTGATGGAGCCATCAGGTGCGGGCTTCATGGAGGCTGTGTCCGCATAGGGAATGAGAGCCTCGAAGAAGCTGTTGGCCTCGGCGGGATCTCGCCCGTTGCTTTGGAGCTGGTGCCGGGTGACACGGGGCTCGGCCACCACGTCCGAGCGATGCTGCCCGATGGTGAACTTGAAGAGCTGGTACGGGCGGCCATCTCCGAGCGGAGCATACTGAACGATGATCTCACGGCCGATGGAGACGGCGCTGAAACCATCCATGACTTCGAGAGCGCCGATGAACTCGGTCACGTCGTCGGGGTCAACGCCTTTTGCGGCAGAGAAGCGGCCAATGAGTTCGCGGCAGGTAAAGACCTTGTGCGCGGAGGCTGAGTCGATGACCTCGAAGAGCAATTCGCCGTCGGCCAGCGTTGCGACGAGAGCCTTGCTGATGTTGCCTTTGTCGGAGAAACCCGCAAGGCCGGCGCGAACAAGGACGTCGATGATGTCGGCAGCCTGTCCTTCAGTGCGGTAGAAATGGTCGGCGCAGACCTCGTTGAGCTGCTCCGCGTTCCACGCCCTCACGATGGAGGCGACGCGGCGCAGATGCTTTTGGTCGGCGTCAGTCGGTGAAGCACCGGCAAGGGGGAGGGGCAGCCTGACGGCGACGCGGCCGGTGGGCGAGATGAACAGGTCAATGCGATACTCGCGCCCCACAGTATCGGTGAGGCTGACGCCTTGCCCGATGCAGACGAGGTTCGTGTAATCGCAGGGGATGTTGTCCAGACGTTCGACCTCCGAGCCGATTTCGGCAAAGAAGGCAGAACGTCCCAAGTCTTTGCCGAAGATCATGGTTAGTTCTCCTCTCGATATTTTTTGAGTACGGTCTCGACGATGGTGCGATCATCGGGCGAGGCCAGAGCATACAGAGTGGCAAACTCGCGGACTTCTGCGGGGAGCGCCTCGTAGCGATCATTGCTGAGGCCCAGCAGCCAGTCAACGGAAACGCCGAAGTAGCGGGCGAGCCGAACGACGTACTTGAGTTCAGGCTCACGGACGCCCTGAAGGTATCTCGACAGGGTGGGCGTCGAGACGTTGATCTCCGCGGCGATGTCCTTTGAATAGAGACCCCTGCTTTCAATCAGGTCGCGCAGGTTCTTCTTGAAGGCGGTAAAATCGAGTTCGAGTTCCATGATGTTTCTCCTTTGCCAGCGTGATTGTTCGTATTAGCCATTGTAAAGCTCTTTGAGTGAAATCGCAAACATTTTTTGCGAGAAAACTGCAAAAAACTATTGACATTAGCCGCGTGGATAATTATAATAATCACATCAGTTAATTATCTTCAAAAAAAGATAGGCAGAAAGGGGTGAACATTATGAAACCACTCGAAATCAAGGGAGCCCGCGCAAGGCTTGGATTTACGCAGAAGTACATGGCAGAGAAGCTCGGCCTCACGGAAGTCTCCTATGGGAGAAAAGAGAGAGGCGAAGTAGAGTTTACCTTGGACGAAGTCCCGGAGGTCGCCAGCCTGCTCACGTTGAACAACGCGCAGGTGAACGACTTTTTCTTCGACGGCAAGTTGCCAACTGGTTAATCGAGGCCATCATCGGTGTCGGTGTATATTTTTTTGCCCGATGATTAGCCGCTTGGATAATTTCTCTTGCCACTACGGTAATTATAGGCGATTGGAGGCTCAGAAAAAATGGGACGTGACGCTACGAAAGCGGCGGGAAATCCGTGGTATCAAGCCAGAAAAAAGGCTGCTGAATATGACGACAGGCTATGTAGCCGTGAGAGCGCGGCTGAGCAGCTCGGAATGTCGGTGTCTTCACTGGCAGATGCAGAGCTGGGGAACACAAAGTTCATGCCGGTTGACAAGGCGGTGCTCATGGCCGACAGGTACAACGCCCCGTGGCTACTGAACCACTACTGCCTGAACGAGTGCCCGATTGGATGCAGGCATTCGCTCTCCGATGAAGTGGTCGGCATTGACCGCGTGACAGTCAAGCTGCTGAAGAGCCTGAAGACAGAAAAGCTCGGAGATGTCAAGGACACGCTCCTTGACATCGCGGCTGACGGCAAAATCACCGAAGACGAGAAGCCGGCGCTTCAAGAGGTTTTGACTTACCTCGATGATCTGGCAAAGACCGTGAGCGAGCTGAAGACCATCGGTGAGATGGCTCTGCACGAAGATGGTGACGCTCATGGAACAAAGTAGTCTGATGGCTATACTCGCGGAAGAGTATGGCATCAAAAGCCCACAGGAGCTTGCGGAGGCTATTCGGCGGATGAAACCGTTGGATCTGGCCCCGTTCTGCGCGACACCTGAGAAAACGAAGGAGGACAAAGCATCATGACCCGAATGGAACGGCGAAGAAGACGCCGCCGCATCTTGCGAATCAAGCTGGCGACCACAGCGGCCGTGCTGACGCTGACCACGGCCAGCATCGTAGCCCTGACAGGGGGGGCGGCCGAAACGGTGCCCGAACCAACACCGCAGCCGCCCGCGTTGCAGGCTGAGCCGGTTCTGCTGGTTGCAGAGCACGACAGTACATATCAGCCCGTCCAGATGACGGCCGAACCTGCTCAGGAACCGGAACCCGTAGAGGAAGAGGACGAGAACGAGAAAATCGAGGCCGCTCTGCTGGAGCAAGGCTATCTGCACGAGGAGATCCCGCTGGACTTCGACCTGCAGTGCCATCTGATTGCGGTCTGCGAAGAATACGGCGTCCCTCAGAACGTGGCTCTGGGCGTCATTCAGGCCGAAAGCTCGTTCACGGCCACAGCCGCAAACGGAAGCTGCTACGGCTATATGCAGATTAACAGCATCAATTCCGAATGGCTGTCTGAGAAAATCGGGGTCACGGATCTGACCGACCCGTACCAGAATATCCGCTCTGGTGTGTTCATCCTGAGCGACCTGTATGGGAAGTACGGGGACTGGCACAAAGCCTTGATTTGTTACAACTACGGCGAGGGCGGCGCTCAGGAGCACGTCTTCAGCAAAGGCTACACGACCACGTCGTACAGCCGCACGGTGATGGAATACGCGGACGCATGGGCGGAGGTGCTGGCATGATCGACACGGCGAAGCTGAACACCGAGGAGCTGGGAAACATCATCGTGGACGTCCAGAACGAGACCGGCTTCTGGTTCGATGTGGATGACATGGTCGCCATCATGCAGCACACCGTCCGCAAGGCAGACCTGAACGGCAAGGACGAGGCGTATGTGCCGCTCCTGTTCAGAAACGAGCTGGAAGATTATGTGATGCGCGAGAGAATCAATGCGATTGGGAGGAGAAACTTATGTGCGACATCTGTATGCACAGCCCTTGCCTGAGCGGCTGCCCAAACGCGCCCGACCCGACGCCGGTGACGTACTGTCGTTCCTGCGGTGAGCCGATTGTCCCCGGCGACGAGTACGCCGACATCGACGGTGAGGCGTGGTGTGAGGGATGCTTGGATGACCTGCCGCTCTGCGTCCTGATCCCGAAGTTGGGTTGGGAGTGGAAGACGGTACAGGAGGGCGAAAACGTCCAGTGCGTGGACTGCAAGTGCTGCGGAGACACCGAGCCGCTCCCGGTTGGAGCGGAATACGGCGAGATCGACGGGGACGCCTTCTGCGAGGAATGCCTCGAAGACACGCCACTCAGCGATCTGGTAGAGCGGTGCGGCCATGACTGGAAAACTGCGAGCGAGGAGGACATTCCCGATGGGTATGACGGTTGAGGTTCCTGAGCTGCCCGAGCTGACCTTCGACGAGGCCAGCCATATCTACCGGCTGAACGGCGACATCATCCCGAGCGTGTCGAAGCTGATGGAGCCGCTGAAAGACCAGTGCTACGGCGGCATCAGCAAGCGGACGCTGGAGAACGCCGCCAACAAAGGCTCCTCGGTGCATAACAGCATCGAGAACTGGATCAAGTTCGGCATCGACGATATTCCGTCGGAGCATCGCGGCTACTTCAACGGCTTCATGGAATGGTGGAAGCAGTACAAACCGCGGGTTTTCGGCTCTGAGGTGCGCATCTACCACAAGCTGATGCGCTACGGCGGGACGATTGACCTGCTCTGCGAGATCGGCGGCCTGCTGGAGCTGATCGACTTCAAGACGACCTACTCGCTGTTGGAGATGACCTGCGGCGTCCAGCTTGAAGCCTATTCGCAGGCCCTCATTTCCCACGGCATCACGCCGCAGCGGAAGCACATCCTGCATCTGAAAAAGGACGGGAAGTGGGCGTTCCGCGAGTTCCCGGCCAAAGACCCCGCCAGATGCCGCGTAGTCGGGGCGCTGAAATGTCTGTACGACTATGAACAGTCTTACAAATAAACGAAAAGGAGTGTCAGTATGAACGACGCAAAGACCATCGGAAGCAATGCCCTTGTCCTTGACACCGCAGAAGAGAACGTGACCGTGATGAACGCTGAAGAGAGCAAGCTCGGCAAAGAAGTCAGCTTGATTGAACAGCGGGCCGAAGCGGTTGTCGTCGCCTCTGGGGCGGATTTCGAGGACGCTGGCCTGTTCCTGAAGCAGATCAAGCAGGCTCAGAAGCAGGTCAAGGACTATTGGGAGCCTCTCCGCGTGTCCGCCAAGAAGAGCTACGACGAGGTTCTGGCCCACAGAAAGGAAATGATCGAGCCTTTGGAAAAGGCGGAGAAGATCGTCAAAGCCAAGGTGAACGAGTACAGCGCAGAGCAGGAACGCAAGCGCCGTGAGCAGGAGGAGGCCATGCGCCGACTGGCTCAGGCCGAGATTGACCGCCACCTGAACGAAGCCGCCGAAGCTGAGGCCAACGGTGACGCTGTTGGCGCCGAGTACGCTATGGCCGAAGCCGAGATGATGGAAGGGGTGTCCATCGCCGGCGGTGTCCAGCATCAGACGCCTAAGGTCAAGGGCATCTCCCAGAGCAAGACATGGGAAATCTGCGAGTCCGAGTGCGACTGGTCTAAGGTCCCGGTGTCTCTCGTTGGCATTGAGCTGCGCCCGGTCGATAAGGCTGCGGTGCTCCGCCTGATTAAGATGTCCAAGGGCCAGGTCGAGATCCCCGGCATCAAGTTCCGCGAAACCTATACCACCAGCGTCAGCACCCGGTAAAACCGGAGAATAACAGGAGGTCAACATGAGCAACGAAAACAAACTGAGCGCGGTTCCCGCTGGGACTGTGGCTCAGAAAACGACAGGCGGAGGAGCCTTGAGCGTCTTTGCGGACAGCACGAGCTTTGATACGGCCCTGCGCATGGCGAAGTGCCTCGCATCGTCTACGGTAGTCCCCAAGGAGTACCACGACAACGTCGGCAACTGCATGATCGCCATTGAGATGGCGTCCCGCATCAACACCAGTCCGATGATGGTGATGCAGAACCTCTACATCGTCAACGGGCGTCCTGCGTGGTCGAGCCAGTGGATCATCGCCATGATTAACAGTAGCCGCCGGTATAAGACCGAGCTGCAGTTCGAGTTCGGCCGCGACAGAGCTGATGGCGGCTTGAGCTGCCGTGCTTGGGCTGAAGACTATTCCGGTCACAAGGTCTATGGCCCGAAAATCACGATGAACATGGCGAACGAGGAAGGCTGGACGAGCAAGAATGGGAGCAAGTGGAAGACCATGCCCGAGGTGATGATCCAGTACCGCGCCGCTTCGTTCTTCGGCCGCATGAACTGCCCCGACATGATTATGGGCATTTACAGCCAGGAGGAAGTCCTCGACATGGGTGAACTTCCGACGGACGGCTTTGCTCTGGTCGTCGATCCTGCCACCGGCGAAGTGACCGAAGCCGAAAAGGACGAACCCATCACGCAGGATCAGC